TAGCAACGGATACGGTTAACGTATTATCTGCGGTTATCCGTTTAGTCGGTCAAGGTCCTAGCACTGATATTACGATTGATCGAATTAGTCGAGAAGAATACCTAAATGTGCCCGATAAGACAACGCAGGCACGTCCCTCTCAGTACTATGTACAGCGTTCTGATCCCACAACGGTTTACTTGTATCCTGAAGCGGATCAAAACTATACTTTTGTTTACTACCGCATACGTCGCATTGAAGATGCAGGGGCTTACACTAATACAGCGGATGTAAACTTTAGATTTCTGCCGTGTTTGGCAAGTGGAGTAGCGTATATGTTGTCTTTGAAATACGCGCCAGAACGCATGGTTTCTTTAAAACAAATATACGAAGAAGACTTTCAACGCGCAGCTTTGGCTGACCGCGACACTGCAAGCGTGCATTTTGTTCCTGATTTAGGGTTCTAAAATGAGCTTTGCAACCGGAAAATTTTCTTACGGTCTTTGCGATTACTGTGGTCAGCGTTACTCGTACAATGTTTTGCGCAAGAACTGGCGTGGTTTTATGGTTTGCCCAGAGGATTACGAGCCAAAAGAGCCGCAGCTTGAGCCTTTAAAGTATCGCGGGGACTCAATTGCTTTACGTGATCCGCGCCCAGATCGTATTGAACCGCTATCTGTCTTTGTAGGAGCTCCTGGTTTTACCGCATTTCAAAGTTTAGGAAGTGCAAACGGCGGCACAAATATGCAGCCCTATCCTCCTTCTACTACTGTAGTAGGATTCAGCGCAGTGGGTAAAGTTACAGTGGTGATCACATGAACTATAGCGAATTAGTTACCAACATCCGCAACTACACTGAGGTAGATTCCAATGTATTTTCATCTACGGTAATAGACACTTTTATTACTTTTGCAGAAAATAGAATTTTGCGTGATATTGATCTGGATGTGTTCAAGCTTGAGGTATCAGGGGCACTGACTAGCGGAAATAAGTTTTTGACGGCGCCTTCAGACATTTTGACGCATCGCTACATGATGATTACGTCAGGCACCGATCAGATTTTTTTGGATTTTCGTGATACTTCTTTTATGAAAGAGTATTGGCCAAACGGCGCTACTACAGGCACGCCAAAATATTATTCGGTATGGAATCAAAATACTTTTTATGTTGCGCCTACGCCAAGCGCAAATTTTAGTGTAGAACTTGGTTATATTTACCGTCCTGCACAACTCTCTCCTGCAACGCCCACGACTTGGACTAGCACAAACGCTCCCGAAGCGCTTTTTTATGCCTGTTTAATTCAAGCGTACAGCTACACTAAAGGTCCATTAGAAATGCTTCAGTATTTTGAAAACAGTTATAAACAAGCTGTTCAAGGCTTAGGTATTGAGCAACAAGGCCGTCGTCGTCGTGACGAGTACAGAGATGGAATGGTGCGTATCGCACTTAAATCAGAGAGCCCATAATCATGAATTTAGATTCAGCTTCTGTTTTAGTAAAAAAAGTTCAGGTAGCTACTACCAGCGGACGAGGGCATACCCCTGAAGAGCTGGCTCAACACATGGTAGATAAAATTGTGCATGTAGGAAGTAACAGCCACCCTGTAATACGTGATCAAGCTGTTGCATTCAAAGAAGCAATAAAGCAAATTGGATTATTTTACTTACAACAGGCCGTAATTCAGGACCGCACAACAATTGCATATAAATTGCGTGAAGCTGGATATCCTGATTTAATACATCTTTTAGGGGAATAAAATGGCATTTACAGGTAATTTCATGTGCACAAGTTTTAAAACGCAGATCCTAGAGGGTGCACACGATTTTCGCACTTCGGGTGGCGACATTTTTAAACTTGCCATGTACGACAATAGTGCCTCCTTTACTGCAGCCACCACTGTGTACACTGCGACAAACGAAGTAGCAAACTCAGGCACCTATGCTGCAGGCGGTGGCACACTGACTAACGTCACGCCAACTTCTGGCGGCACAACGGCGTTTACTGATTTTGCGGATTTGTCTTTTACGAGCGCAACAATCACTGCTTATGGCGCGTTAATTTATAACACCACGCCTGCGCATACTTACTCCAATCCAACGGTTTGTGTATTGGATTTTGGCGGTGCGAAGACGTCTGTTGTAGGAACCTTTACCATTATTTTTCCAACAGCAGATAGTACGAATGCAATTATTCGTATTGCCTGACAGGAGAGAATGTGGCTGATGTAAGCATCGCGCTTGGTGGATTTGGTTCTAAAAGCTGGGGCGAAGCAGCTTGGGGGGAAGGAAACAATTCTGTTTTGGCAACGGGCCAAATAGGGACAGTTACTGTTTTTACTCAAGGAGGAGCTGTTCTCACCGGCGTGTCAGGAACTGGTGAAATAGGCACGGTGCTTGTTGCTGCAAATCAAGATGTTTTTCTTAGTGGAATTCAAGCTACAGGTGTTTTGGGTACCGTCAGTATTTCGGCTGGTTCTACCATTTCGGTAAGTGGACTGCAGGGCACAGGTTCTGTTGGGGTAGTCTCTGTTACAAGTGGCGTAAACGTGTTGTTAACAGGTGTTCAAGCACAGGGATTAACTAATAGTACAGTTCTTATTTGGCAAATAATTGATGATAGTCAATCGGTGGTCTGGACTACAATAGCGGCATAAAGAGGAAAATTAAATGACGATCAACTACACAACCTTACTAGGACTTGCGAAACCTGTTACAGGTACGGAAGCTAACACCTGGGGTGATGCGGTTAATGACCAAATTACGGACTTGCTGGATAGTGCTGTTGCTGGTGCGGCCACAATTAGTTTAACTGCAGGTAATGTTACCTTAACTAGTACAAACGGCGCAGCGGATCAGGCGCGAATGGCAATCCTTATTTTGACAGGAACGCCAGGTACAACGCGAAACGTGGTGGCGCCCTCAAAAAGTAAGACTTATATTGTGGTTAACCAGTCTGACTCAAGCGCCGTGGTTAAGGGTTCGGCGACCACGGGTGTTACGGTTAGATCTGGGCAGGCGGCCACCTGCGTGTGGAATGGGACTGATTTTGAGATTGTGGCTTCGGGCGATGTTGACGGCCCTGCGTCAGCCACGAATACGGCCGTTCCCACGTTTGACGGCACAACGGGCAAACTGATTCAAAACAATTCGGGCGTGACGATTGCTGCTAACGTCGTGACTGCCACTGGGTTCACGGGTGCTTTAAACGGCACAGTCGGCGCGACTACTCCAGCAACCGTAGTTGCCACACAAATAGACATTACGGCTCAAGGCGATTTGCGTCTTCAGGACACGACAGGAGGGCAGTATGTAGCCCTACAAGCGCCTAGTACGCTTGCGGCTAACTACACTCTTACGTTTCCTGGGGATGACGGTACAGCAGGTCAGGCGCTGATTACAGATGGCACGGGTGTTTTGTCTTTTTCTTCTCTTACAGTAGGTGACGTAGTAGGTCCTGCCTCTGCCACGGATAACGCCATTGCACGTTTTGATTTAGCTACCGGCAAACTAATCCAGAACTCGCTTGTCACTGTTGCTGACGATGGTGCGATTACCGCGCCGGGTGTCAGTAGTGTCATTCCTTTTTATTATGCCAACCAAGCTGCGTTTCCTAGTGCCTCGACTTACCACGGTGCTGTAGCCCACTCTCACGCAGATGGGGCGATGTATTTTGCTCACGCGGGCGTGTGGACGCGGATGTTAAACGATGGTGGTCCACTTGGCACACCAAGCTCTGGCACAGTCACTAACTTGACAGGCACAGCAAGTATCAACGTCAACGGCACGGTGGGTGCTACGACTCCAAGCACGGGTGCATTTACAAACTTTACAGCTTCTGGAACGGCTAGTTTTACTAGCACAGGGGCGGTAGTGGTTTCTTCTGGAACCACGGGTCAGCGCCCGACACCCGCAACGGCTATGTTTAGGTTTAACACAACAACAGTTAAGTTTGAGGGCTACAACGGAACGGTTTGGGGGTCAATCGGTGGTGGCGCAACAATTACTAACGATACCACTACAGCCTCTAACGTATTTCCTGCATTTTTAAATGCAACCTCGGGTGAAGCCACTGATTTATTTACTTCTAATGCCCGACTGTTGTACAAGCCAAGCACGGGCGAATTACAGTCAACCGCTCTCGTAGCAAGCAACGGTATCGTGGTAAACAGCGCAACAGTCGCAGCCGACTACACCATTTCATCCGGTAACAACGCCATGAGCGCAGGTCCTGTGACAATCAACTCCGGCATTGTGGTCACGGTAAGTTCGGGTTCAGTTTGGGTGGTCGTGTAATGGGACTGCGCCTCAAAGCCTTCGCTCTAGGTACGGTTGAGGTCAACCCTGTTGACACAGCATCTAATGTGTCTGTGAACGTGCAGGCAGCGAACGGTGTGTTGTCGTATGCAGACTCGGCAACTGGCGGTTTGTACTTACCATCGGGTACTACGGCACAACGTCCTGCAAGTCCTGCTACGGGCATGATGCGTTACAACACTGACCTCGGCTACGCTGAGTTTTATGCGTTAGGGGCTTGGTGGGCGGTGGGTGCTACGCCTACTTATGCTGTGCCATATTTAGTTGTGGCGGGTGGCGCATCGGGAGGTCTTGGTCTTTCAGCAGGCGGTACATCTGGGGGCGGTGGCGGTGGTGCGGGTGGGTTGTTAACTGGAACATCAACACTAATACCAACTACGTCTTATACGATTGTTGTTGGTGCGGGTGGTGCAGCGGTTACAGGCTCTCCGTATTATGGAAATAATGGGTCAAATTCAACTGCTTTTTCATTAACAGCAATTGGTGGTGGCGGCGGAGGTGGTACGACAACATTTAGTATTGCCGCACAATCTGGCGGTTCTGGCGGTGGAGCTAGTAATTTTAATGGCACAGGAACCGCTGGCACTGGTACGTCAGGACAAGGAAATGCTGGCGGTACTTGCGGTGGTTTTGGTGCTCCAAATTATCCTTCTGCTGGAGGTGGAGGTTCTGGTGCTGTTGGTGGCACAGTAGCGTCTGCAACAGCAGGGGGTGCTGGCGGAGCAGGAACGGCAAGTTCAATTACTGGTTCTTCTGTAACGTATGCTGGTGGCGGTGGCGGTGCTACTTATTCTGGTGGAACACCCGGTGCTGGCGGTGCTGGCGGCGGCGGTGCTGCTGGAAATGGTAGTAGCAATGGTACTGCTGGAACCGTAAATACTGGTGGCGGGGGAGGCGGTGCAGACCACAACAGTCCTTCACCCACTTACGTCCCCGGCGCAGGCGGCTCAGGCGTAGTCATCCTATCAGTACCCACGGCGTACTACTCAGGCACAACTACAGGCTCACCAACAGTCACTGTTGTTGGATCAAATACAGTATTAAAATTTACCTCGTCGGGTTCTTACACGGCATAAGGAATAGATATGGCAGGCTCAATTAAGTTGAACGCACCATTAGGCGGAAGTGTCACACTAAACGCTGTGGACACCGCATCGAACTTTGTAATGACCGTACCTGCTGCGGCTGGCATCTTAATTAACGCTGATGCAACTACGGGTGCGGCAACAATTCCATCTGGAACTACGGGGCAGAGACCTGCTTCGCCTGTAACCGGTCAGCTTCGTTTTAATTCTACAACTGCTTCGCTTGAATACTACACAGGCACAAATTGGGTTGTTGCGGTTGGCTATGTGGCTGAGTACTTAGTTGTTGCTGGCGGTGGTGGTGCTACTACTCGCATTGGTGGCGCAGGCGGTGGTGGAGGGTTGCTTGCATCGTCAACTTCTTTGGCGGTAGGTACGGCATATACAGTCACTGTTGGTGCGGGCGGAGCAGGGCAATCTAATTACACTTTGAATGGCGCAAGTGGTTCAGATTCAAGTTTTGGAAGCGTAGCAACAGCTTCAGGTGGAGGCGGTAGTAATACCGCTGGCGGTTCGGGCGGTGGCTCCGGCTTAGGTGGTGGAACATATGCTGGAACATCTGGTCAAGGGTATGCAGGTGGCGTTGGGCAAAACGGTACATACCCATCAGCAGGCGGCGGCGGCGGTGCTAGTCAAGTTGGTGGAAACGGATTTACAAACGTAGGTTTAGCTGGTTCAGGTGGCGCAGGGGCAACAAGCTCTATTAGCGGCTCTTCTGTTGCTTACGCAGGGGGCGGTGGTGGTGGTGGCTATACAGGGCAAAGTGCCGCAGGCGCAGGCGGGAATGGTGGTGGTGGTGCAGGCACAGCAGGGTCTGGCAATGGCACATCAGGCACAACCAATAGGGGCGGCGGTGGTGGTGGTGGTGGTCTTGATGGCGCTGCTTACGGAACTGGTGGCTCAGGTGGGTCAGGAATAGTAATTATTCGTTACATTTCCACATACCAACGTGCAACAGGCGGCACAGTCACTTCTGGTGGCGGATACTACATTCACACTTTCACCACATCTGGCACATTTACGGCGTAATCATGGCAATCACTCTTAGCCCTACTACAGCACTAACATTCCCAAACAGCACAACTGCTGTAACAGGCGGTAATGTGACGGCTACTGGTGCGTGGACGATTCCTGTGGGTACGACTGCTCAGCGTCCGTCTAGCCCTGCTACTGGTCAATTGCGGTTTAACACTACGCTTGGCTATGCTGAGTTTTACAATGGTTCTTCTTGGGGTGCTTTATGACTTTTTCGATTAACGGCACAAACGGTCTGACATACCCGGACAGCACTACAGCGGCAACGGGTGGTAATGTCACAGCGACAGGTGCATACACTCTTCCAGTAGGAACAACAGGACAACGCCCCGCCACTCCTGCTACTGGTCAATTGCGGTTTAACAGCACAACTAGTGGCACAGAAGTTTATAACGGCACGGCTTGGGCGGGTGTCGGTGGTTATGCTGTTAGCTATTTAATAGTTGCAGGTGGTGGCAGCGGCGGTACATCATCAGGAAATTCAGCAGGCGGCGGCGGTGCAGGCGGTGTAATCCAATCTGCATTAACAGCGGCATCTGGTACAGCATATACAGTCACAGTAGGCGCTGGCGGTTCTTCAGCTAGTGGTTCAAATTCATCGTTTAATAGCCAAACAGCTATAGGCGGTGGCAAAGGTGGAAACAATAGTAGCAATGGAACAAGCGGCGGTTCAGGCGGTGGCTCTGGCGGTAATTCAAACGGCGCAGATCCTACAGCATTGCAAGGAACTATTGGTGGCAGTAGTAGTAATCCAAGCGTAACTGGTGGCGGCGGCGGTGGCGGTGCAGGAACAAAGGGTTCAAATGCTGGCGCTAATGCAGGACCCGGTGGAAACGGTTATACAGAAACAATTACTGGTGTGTCAAATGTTGTAGGTGGTGGTGGTGGAGGGGGCGGTAGCAATAGTCAAACTGGTGGCGCAGGCGGAACAGGCGGTGGCGGAACGGGCGCAACAACAGAAAACACTTCAGGATCGCCCGGCACGGCTAACACCGGAGGAGGTGGCGGCGGTGCATCTTTAAACGGTACGGGTACGGTAGGTGGTCTTGGCGGTTCGGGCGTTGTTTATTTAGTAATGCTTACAACAAAATACTCAGGCACAACCACAGGCTCACCAACAGTCACAACTAGCGGCGCAAACACGATTTTGAAGTTCACTGCCTCAGGCAGCTACACAGGTTAATTAAGGAGACCATTATGGTCACGCAAGAGCGGCTCAAAGAGTTGTTTGACTATCAAGACGGTGCGTTGATTCGCCGTAAGGATGGTCGCTCTGCCGTGATTGCAATGGGTGCAAAACGCTATGAGCGGGTGTCTGTTGACGGTAAAATTCAATCATTGCACCGCATGATTTACTTGTGGAATCATGGTCATTTGCCTAAAACGCTTGACCACATTGACGGTGATAGGGCAAACAACAAGATTGAAAATCTGCGTGAAGCTACGCAGCAACAGAATTGTTTGAACCGTAAGCATCACTCAAACAGTAAATCGCCATACAAAAATGTGTATTTGCAATCACCAACAGAAAACGCTGAGTGGAAACGCAATTGGGTGGTAAGGGTTAATGTTGGCGGAAAAAGCACATAAATTGGTTCGTTTGAAGATTTAGAGTTGGCAGACCTCGTTGCTACTGAGGCACGAGATAAATTTCAAGGGCAATTCGCCCGTCATTTTTAAGGAGTAATGCTATGGGACATTTTGCCCGTGTAGTTAATGGTAAGGTCGATCAAGTCATCGTTGCTGAACCAGAATTTTTTGACACATTCGTTGACTCAAGCCCCGGTCAATGGCTGCAAACGTCATACCGCACACACGGCGGTCAGCACCCAGAGGGTCGTCCTCTGAGAAAAAATTATGCAGGCGTGGGTTACACCTACGATGCCGTGCGTGATGCGTTTTATGCGCCTC